TTACTTAAAAGAAGTTAATAGATTAGTAAAAGAATATGTAAATACTAAAGAAGGCGATGCGGGTGCTGCACGTAGAGCTGAAATTGAACAAGACATGGCTAATCTGGGCAAACGATATGAAACAGAATATAACGGCATTACTAGAGTTGCAGAAGCTAAGAAAAAATTGTCCTTAGAAGATTCACAATATTCACAACGAGCATTAGCTTATAGTGATATATTTGAGAAAGCTTTCCAAGGTATGGCCGATGTTATGATTGACTTTGCTAAAACTGGTAAATTATCTTTTGATGGCTTAATTAGTAGCATGATTGAAGGATTAATTCGTTACGAAATGCAATTGCAAGCAACTGCTATGTATGCTGCTATGCGCCCAGGTATCCTAAACTTTATGACTACATTAACTGGTGGTTTTGGTACACCAGGTGGAAGTGGTTCATCATTTATTGATGCAGGAAGTATTCCAATACCTAGTAATTTTGGAGCTAACGGATTAGTATACGATTCCGGTGGTAGAATAGATAAATTTGCTCAAGGCGGAATGTTTACTAATTCAATTGTAACTACACCAACACTATTCAAGTTTGCTAAAGGTACAGGATTAATGGGTGAAGCAGGACCAGAAGCAATCATGCCCCTAAAGCGTGATGGTAATGGTACTTTAGGTGTTCAAGGTGGTGGTAGTAAAGTAGATGTAGTTGTTAACAACTATTCTAATGAGAAAGCTGAAGCCACGGAAACTATAGATAGTCGTGGTAATCGTAGAGTAGAAGTAGTTGTGGGAGAAATGACTGCAAGTGAAATAGCAAGAAATGGTAGCCAATCTCAAAAAGCTATTCGCGGAACATTTGGACTACAACCTCAGCTAATTAGGAGATAATTATGGCATATACATATATTTGGCCAGCCAATATTCCACAAAGTCCACAAAAAGGATACTCAGAATCCAGCGGAGTTCTATTACTTAGATCTCCAATGGATGCTGGTCCAGCAAAACAAAGGTATCGCGGCAAAAAACCAAGTACAATGCAATTGAGTTTTATTATGACTACTCAACAAGTAAGTTATCTTGAAAATTTTGTTACAAACACAATTAAAGGTGTTGCTAGATTTGGATTTCCTCACCCAAGAACTCAACAAACAGTAGAAGCCAGAATAATTTCACAAAGCGAAGGCGTTCTTTATAATACTACATATATTGCACCAGGTTACTGGTCAGTATCAATGCAATTAGAAATATTACCATGAGTAGATTAGCTACAATGTCACCAGACGCTATCCGTGCTGTGTTTTCACCAGAAGCGGATAGCGATTTACTTTTCTTACTAACCGTCTATGATCCAGTTAATACTAATACAGTTATAGCTAGATTATCGGACGGTTTTACTACGCGTATTAGTGAAACTGCTGATGAAGTAATTTATGGTGTAACTAGCAATGGCGAAAATTTTGTATTTTTACCTATGGAAGTAAGTTTACCTACAGAAGAAGAAGCACAAGCGCCAAGATGTAGTATAACTATGCATGATGTTACAAGAACTCTTACACCTATAATTAGAAGTATTACTGCTCCATGTAAACTAAAAATGGAACTAGTATTAACTAAATCTCCAAATATTATTGAAGCTTCATTTAGCGGTTTCTATATTACTAGTTTTAATTATAATTCACAAACAGTAACTGCAGAGGTAGCTATGATAGATTACGAACGTGAACCGTTTCCTATGCATAGTTTTTCACCAGCATATTTTCCAGGAATGTTCTAATGTGGTCAAATAAATATATAGGCATCCCATTTAAAGATAAGGGCAGAGATATAAACGGCATTGATTGCTGGGGATTAGCTCGCCTTGTATATAAACAAGAATATAACATAGATTTACCTAGCTTTAGTAGTGATTACGAAGCAAACGATAATCTACGTATGCAAGATTTAATTGCTCAATACAAAGAAGGCTGGGAAAAAATAGAAACTCCTATAGAAGGATGCTTAGTATTATTTAATATTATGGGTTCTGAGACCCATATTGGTGTAGCAGTTAGTGATACTCATTTTATCCATACCAGAGACGGCATGGATAGTGCAATTGAATCATTTGATTCATTTAAATGGAACAAACGAATTTCAGGATACTATAAGTATAGTGAAAATAAGAATAGTATTTTAAATGTAGTACCACATCCATTACGTACAGAAAGATTTACAGTACCAATTTTACCAGGTACAACATTAATTCAATTAGCTGATTGGATTAAAACAGAATATAAAGTTGCAGATGAAATAAAAAGCAGAATACATATTTTAGTAAATGGTGTTGTAATACCACAAGATAAATGGTCTGATGTTATATTACAAGAAAGCGATAGTGTAGAATATAGAGCCGTACCAGGTAGTGGTAGCGGCAATCCTTTGCGTTTAATTTTAACATTAGCACTTGTTATTGCAGCACCTTATATTGCAAACTTTGCTTTAGGTGGTAGCATTGGTGTTGCTGTTGGCGCCGCTGGAGGTGTACTTGCAGGCTCACCAATTTTAGCAAGTTTAGCTGTAGCAGGTGTAACAATGCTTGGCGGTGCATTAATTAATGCTATTGCACCAATTCGTCCACCATCAGACTCAGGCAGAAACGATCCAGGATCTAGTGAACGTCAACTAATGGTTAATGGCGGTGCTAACAGATCTAACCCTTATGGAGCAATCCCAGTAATTCTTGGTAAAGTTAGAGTGACTCCACCGCTTGGTTCATTTAATAATTTAACCTATGAAAATGATGTAGAAAGTTATTTAACCATGCTTTTGGTATGGGGATATGGGCCACTGAAAATTAACACTGATACTTTGCAAATTGGTAACGTATGGTTGGGAGAATACGAATTACCACGACTAGAGGTTTTTGAAGGTAGAGAAAGTAAAATCCCATATACAGTACCTGCTCGATATACTTATGGGGATGGTGATTTGATTAGCCCAGCATATGTTACAACACCATACGATAAAAAACTAGCTGATCTTGCAAATACATATGGAAAAGATCAACAACCAGTAATTAAAAATCTTCAACTTGCTTGTGCAGGAGAATATGATGCACCTTTAGCAGGTGATTATATTAATCAAACAACTTTAGGCACATATGGGCCTTGGACAACTATATCAAGTGGGCCTACAAGATACGATAATACAGGTAAAGTAATACCTATTACTCATTGTACATTATCTTTTCATTTTCCACAAGGTTTAAGAAGAATTAGTACTGAAGGTAGTGACGCAGGTACAGCATATGACGCAAAAGTTGCTTATGAAATACAAATAAAACGTGGTAATGGAGCTTGGGTTGCTTTGATCACTGATGTTTTTGGCGATGGTACAGCTAAAAAAGATGCTTTTACTATAAATAAAACTATCTACGATTTAAATACTACTACTCAAGAAATACAAGTACGGGTTCGTAGAAAAACTGGTGCTAATGCTGAATGGACTGCTAATGTAAATGGTGCTGGTAATACAAAATCTCAAATGTATACTGCGGTTATATTTTTGCAAGGAGTATTTGTTCGTAATGCTGACCCCATTGTATTCCCACTAAACTGTACTTTGGCACTTACTGCTTTAAAAATTAAAGCAAATGATCAGTTAAATGGTAATATTGAAGGTATTAATGCTGTAGTTCAAACATGGGCTCCAGCCTGGACAGGAAGTCAATGGGTAGAAGCAGAAACTAATAATCCAGCAGCATTATTTTTATATGTTTTAAAACATCCCGCAAACCCACAAAGAGTAAAAGATGCAGATGTATCTAGTAAAATAAATATGCAGCAAATACAATATTGGCATCAATATTGTGTAACTAAAGGATTTCAATATAATAGTGTTTTAGCTAGTCAGCGTAGTATACTAGAAGTATTGCGAGATATATGTGCTGCTGGCAGAGCAAGTCCAGCCATGATAGACGGTAAATGGTCTGTTGTAATTGATGAACCTAAAACTAATATAGTTCAACATTTTACTCCTCATAATAGTTGGGGATTTGAAGGCAGTAAAATTTTACCTAAAATGCCTGACGGATTAAAAGTTAATTATTTTGACGAAGACGAAGAATTTCAAGAAGCAGAAATAATTGTATATAATACTGGTAAAAGTGCTAACAATGCCGAATTGTTCGAAAGTATTTCGCTTCCAGGAGTTACTAAAAAATCATTAGTAATTGATCACGCACGCTGGCACTTCGCCCAAGCTAAACTAAGGCCAGAAATTTATAAACTTAATTGTGATATTGAGTATATAGTATGTAATCGTGGGGATCGTGTAAAAGTTTTACATGATGTACCTATGTGGGGAATTGGTAGTGGCAGAGTCAAAACAAAAATAAGTTCAATTACTTTTGAATTAGACGAACAAGTATTAATAGATATCACAAAACCATATACAATACGTTTCAGAACTCAAACTGGTGCTAGCGTAGAACGAACAGTTAGTATGTCAGGAGTTACCAGCGGGTATATATCACAAGTTACAGTTACTGAAAGTGCTGATAGTG